CCTCCACCAATTCATTTTACCCCGCCTGCTATGGTTTCATATCAGCAATACTACGGTAGTCAATTTCAGACAACCCCAGACTTTATAAATTATATAAAAAGCGTAGAAAATAAAATTAAAGCTGGTTTTAAGCATGGGCTTTGGCATCCTCATAAAAGCGTAGAGGGTGGTACTGATACCATTGCATATGGGCATAAATTACGCCCCGGAGAACATTTTGCAAACGGTTTAACCGATGCTCAAGCTACAGAATTACTTAAAAAAGATATACAAACAGCTGCAGAAAGAGCTAAACAAATAACCAATTATAAATTTGGAAACGGTGCGTGGGAACGCTTAGATAACACTAAAAAAGAAATGCTTGTAGATTTTGCCTTTAATGGTGTGTTAGGTAAATTTCCGAAGTTTTTAGACGGAGTAGTTACTGGTAATGATAATGAAGTTAGAGCTCAGTACATACGCCATGTAAACGGTAAGGAAATGTCCGGTCGCAATCAAGCCTTTGCTGATAGATACTTAAACTGAAGTTTTAACTTCGTCTCCAGCTAAATCTTTAATAGCGTCTAATATTCTGTCCTTATTTTGAGCGGTAATATCAGAAGTAAACAGAGCGATTAAATCTGTATCTAATTTATCTCCGCCAACCTTTAATATTGCTCTACACGCTAAAGTTAATAATTGAGATTGCCAGTCTTGTAACTGTTCAGGTGATTTATCAGCAGGTGTAGTAACAGGGGCTGGTGCGTTTACTGGCCCACCATCTTGTGGTAAACCGGCTGCCGGCGGTTGCTGAGCTGCTCCACCCGCTGCAGGGGCTGGTGCAGGTACATCTGCTTCAAGTAGTGTACGGAACACATTATTTGCAATTGAATCAAATTTTTTCATTATGTAGTAGGAGCTACTGCTGTAGAAGCTGTTGAAGTATTAGCTTTAGTTAAATTTTGAATAAATGTAGGATCGCTTAATTTAGATACATCTCCGTTTAGTTCAGGATGTGCTTTAATAGCAGCAAGTAAAGCATTATTAGCTGCAGTAACTGCAGCCGCATTTTGTTGACCAGAAGTTTGTTGAGCGGTTGCAGCTTGCTGAGCAGTTTGCTGTACCACATTAGGGTCATTAGTTGGTGCAGTAGCTGTAGTTCCGTCTTCTTTTAAAGCGTTTTCCAAAACTTTTAAAAATCTGCTTTTTGACTTAACTTTGCTTAAAATAGCGTCCATATACAACATATTTACACTTTTTTGCATATTATCACTTGATTTTTTTTTGCAATAAAGTAATATAAAGTGTCGTCGGTTTAAGGAGTACACCACATACTACATAGTAATATGTTAATGGTTTTGGGACTCAGGAGCATAGCTCCTTCGTCTCCGGTCTTGTCAGACCTTTTAAACGCTCGCTGACGCTCGCTTAATATTATATAATATATAGAGAGAAATCCGTTCATGGTTTGAATGCGGAAAGTAGCGGTTCTAATCCAAATTTAGTGCAAAACCGTTTGATTTTGTTGAAGCTATACTTGCTATAATCAATGGAATAGCGAAACTCCTTGAGCTCGGTAGTTACTTCTGTGTATTCCGCGGTGTTTTTGTCGTTTAATGCTGTTTTATATGGTTTGCTGGTAATATAAAGTAGTATTGGGAAGCATTTTTTTATTTCTTTAAGAAATATTAATATATCCGTATTACAGGTTGTTTTGTCAATCCAAAATATAGTATTCTTTTTGTTTTTTAATTCTGCATACTCTTTTAAGAGAGTAGAAAGTGTAAAATAATGTACAAGCTTAAGATAGTCTTGCTTTGGTAAGCTGTCGTACGTTGTAATATTATATTTTAGTAACTCGGCTTTAAACAAACGTAATATCTCTGATTCAATTTGAGTAAAATCAGTTAGGTATAGGTTGTATTTGAGCGGTTGTACCTGCATTATTAGTTATTGTAGAGTGATTTGCTTCTAATGCAAGCTTTTTTAACAATGCACCTGGCGCTCTACCGATACGGCAATTTATAATACCGTTATAATAACCTTCTTTGAGTAATACATCATGATCAAATTGTATTTTAGCTTCATAATAAGCTAATTCAAATTTACTTTCGCAAAATCTCAATATTTCAAATGCAAATTTATCTTTACCGAGTTTTTTAATATCCTCATTAACATCATTGGAAGAGGATGTATATGTCTTCCAGTCTGTTTCTACGTCAAAGTGTCTTTTATTTTTTCTTCCTTTGAGAGGTTTAAGTTTTTTAACACTTTTAATCTGTTTTTTACCGAAATAAATTCTATTAGTGATGGTGTTAGTAATACGATATATAAACCCGTAAGGTAAATTATTACTATCAAAATTTTCATTAGTTATCCAATGACCTAAATCCATGCAACCTACTTACATCCCGCCTGGAAATGTTCTACGGATTAGAGGAACAGCCTCTCCGTTCATTTTTTTCTTTTTCTTTTTACTTCTTTTAGTATCTACATTACCCCAGATATTACGAGCATCTCCAGGTGCATAAAAGTCTCCAGATTTGCCAACTTGCGCAGGTTGAGCTTGATTAGCACCAAACACACTACCAGATGTCATATCTTCTAAAAGCTTAATATACACTTTATTAAAGTTTTTCATGTAGATTTATTAAAATTATAATATATACTTAGTAAGAATTATGGACTTACTCAACGTAGAAAAAATTATTAATGACTTCCAATCTGAACTCACTAATGATATTAAGATGGATGAACTCTCTATAAAAGAAAAAGCCATGTTAGCTCCTATTACTAAACATAAATGGGTTGCAAGAACCACTCAATATAAGAGTACTTTACTCAAACTGGAATATACTAAGAAGCAAAAAATTAAAGCGAAAACTGTTAATGCACCTGTAGTACTATCTAAAGCAGGTCAAGAGCAGTTAGCTGCAAGCGATGACGAAATTATTTCTATTAACGCTTGTATTGATCAAGTAAAAGTCATTTTAGAGTATCTTGAAAAGGTAGAAAAACTAACCGGCTCGTTAACGTACGACTACAAAAACGTAATAGATTTGCAAAAACTTGAAACAACATAATGGTAGTTCAGTTTCAATACGACCCGAAGCGTAAGGAAGTAAAAATAGTCTCAGACTTTCTTGCTAACATAAAAGAACACTTTAGTGTTAAGAATCCTGGTGCTCATTTTAATCGTTATGCAAGATTTATACCTCAGCGTATATACGCTATTACGGCTTCCGGTTATATTGGTATTGGTTTAGTCCCGGAAGTCTTAAATTACCTTAAAAGTCAGAATATACCTTTTGATATACAGATTGATCAAGCTTATAGAGATGTTTTAAAGCAAATTCACATATTATTACCAGATTTACATACAAAAACTTTAATTAATGAATTTACGCTTAGAGATTATCAACAAGCAGCAGTAGGTAATGCATTAGATAATGGTCATGGTATTATTGAATTAGCAACAGGTGGTGGTAAAACATTAATTATTGCTAATTTTGTGTATGCTGCATTGCATGAAATTAAACTTACTGAAAAAATATTAATTGTAGTGCCAGATTTAGGTTTAGTTGCACAAACCTATAAAGATTTTACTTCTTATAACTTTCCAATGGAAATAGTGAGTAAATGGACAGGCAACACTGAACTTGACCCTAATGCCCGGGTTATTATTGCTAATATGGGTATTTTACAGAGTAAAAACTCAGATATTAGTTGGTTCAACAAAGTAGGTCTATTAGTAGTAGACGAGTGTCACAAATTACGTAGAGGTAATAAAGTATGTAAACTACTTGACAAGGTACCTACATTAAGACGTGTTGGTTTTACCGGTACATTACCAGAAAATGATATAGACAAGTGGAATATTATTAAATTACTTGGACCGGTTATCTTTAAAAAAACTACAACCGAGTTAAGAGAAGCAGCAGGCGGAGAGTATATTGCTAATGCACAATGTTTAGCTATTAAATTAGAATATGACTTTAAACCAGATTATACATCTGTTGCATCCTCTCAAAGATACTTGTTTGAATTAGAGTATATACATAATAGTGTGTTTAGAAATAAAGTAATTAAACGTTTAGCTAATAACTTTAAAAATAACTGCCTTATTCTTATAGATCACATTGCCCATGGTGATAATTTGTATAAAGAGCTTTCTACCATAGAAGGTAAGCAGGTATATTTTATACAAGGTAGTGTAGAGGTAGAGGAACGCCGCAAAGTACAAGAAATTATGGAACAACATAATAATGTTGTATGTATTGCCATTAGTAAGATCTTTTCTACTGGCATTTCTATAAAAAACATACATTATATAGTGTTTGCTGCAGGCGGTAAATCAAAAATTAAAACTCTACAGTCTATCGGTCGTGGATTACGTGTTCACGAAAACAAAGACATATTGACACTGGTTGATATTGTTGACGATTTAATTTATGGTATTAAGCACTACGACAAACGAAAAGAATTTTATGCCCTTGAAAAAATCAAAATTACCGAAAAAACAATTACCGAAACAGCCTGAAGTGCCGTCTACAGTAAAAATAACTAAAATAGCAAAAGCAGATAAGCCTAAGAAACCGCTAAGTGAATCTGCTAAAGCTAAAAAGATTTACTATGTAAGTCCAGCTGAATTTACTGCTGAACTTAGAAAGTACTATGAGACTAACGTAATGAGCGATAACCTCGCACTTATGATACGTAATATCGCTTATGGGTTAGCACACGCTTCAAACTTTATTAACTACACATTTAAAGAGGAAGCTATTGGAGACTCTCTTATCAATATGTTTAATGCATTAAAAGATAAGAAGTATAACTTTGATAGAGGTTTTAACCCATTTTCATATTTTAATTCTATTGCTTTTAACTGCTGGCGTTCTCGTATCAAGAAAGAAAAACGTATGAGAGATACATTAGCAGCTTACCAAGAAGAAGTATATAGTGTCATTGGACCTAATGTAGGCGTAGATGATCCAGTTAACCCAAACAATAAACATGCAGATTAAAGGAACAGAAGTCGGTATATTTTCAGATCCGCATTACGGGGTACATCGCAATAGTGCTACATGGCACAAAATTGCCTTAGACCATGCAAAGTGGGCTGCTGAACAGTTTAAAAAGAACGGTATACAAGACATTATAATTCCAGGAGACATATTTCATGATCGCAATGACATTGCTGTTAATACTCTTCACGTTGTTACTGACATTTTTGATGTACTACGTGATTTTAATATCATTATTACCGTGGGTAATCACGATGCTTATTACCGCGATAATTCTACTGTTAATTCCGTATCCATTCTTCGTGGTTGGAGTAATATTACTGTTGTTGATACTCTTGCGGTTGAAACGCTCCAAGGACAAAAGATAGCTTTCTGTCCGTGGGGTCAAGATATTAATGAAGTACCTAAATGTGATTTAATAGTGGGTCATTTTGAAATTAACAGTTTTAAAATGAACTCGTTCAAAGTATGTACTAACGGTTTAAAGTCTTCTGATTTAACTGATAGAGCGCCTTTAACTATTACAGGTCATTTCCATCATAGAGAAGAGCGCAAATACAAGGATGGTACTATTCTATATGTTGGTTCACCGTATCAAGAAGATTGGGGTGATTTCGGTACCACTAAAGGGCTTTATATATTAGACTTATCTGATTTAAGTTATAAGTTTATTGAAAATAACATCTCACCGAGGTATATGCGCTTGCAGTATACTGAA